CTATTTTATTTGTTCCCTCATTAAGTATTTATCTCTGATCATAAGCCTTGGATAATCAGGATTCTGTGAATATCCTGTCTTTCCTGCTATCTTCTCCCAGGTCAATCCCTGCTGATAAAACGCTTTGAACACATATCTGGTCTGGCCATCTTCAATGTTCTGAATCCAGTTGTCTACTGCTGCCACCTGCTCATTTTTATGCTCATAGGTTCTCTTTCTTCTGTCATATCGCTCCTGATCAAACCCAACTACGCTCTGAGGCCGTGCAAAACCTGTACTGTAATCAAATATTGTGCTGTTCCCTAGCCCAGCCTCCCCATTCATCATTTCATCCAATTCCAAACCAAGGACCGGTATTTCCCTCTTTAATTTTCTGTAATTATCAAGAAGTTTCCTGGTGATCTTGATCTCGCCCACTGGCATCCTCCCCTTTCTACTACAATATATTTATGGTTAATATCCCTTACAGCCAGTAAGGAATTATCCATCTTGTTGCTTAAGCTGTTAGAATGTAGGTAGCAATCGGATATCGTCCCCTTTCTTGGACTTCGCGTCCGTTAATTAGACTGATAACCAGCTCCTCATTCACAGCGTTCGTTTTATGCAGGTTGAATCACCATTTATGTTATTTTAGTCATTCACAACCCGTTTTCTATCTTGTAGTCACCTTTTTTCTCTAAAAAACAAAAAAATACCAACCACCAATATTGATGGCTGGTAAAAGGACTGTTCAATCTTTCTGAATACCCGTTCCATTACAATGTTCGCACTTTACTAAGTCGTACCCCACTTCTTTTAAAGCTCGTTTTCTGCACTCTCCCATTGTTAGCGTTCCAGGCGCATCGTATCTATCAAACAACTCCGAATACTTCTTTTCATCCCTTGGTTTTTTAAACTTGCCTGTTCCTTCACACCAAAAACATTTTCCCATATGACAATTCCTCCTATCATATCTATAATACAGAAATTATATCATTCCAACCGTTAATATTCAATTATCAATGTGCTATTATTTGTTATAATTCAGGAATTATTTCTGTACTAATCTGTTGCTCTTCCTCTATTTCGTTAAGCACCTTATGCTGTCCCAGTTGATTAAAAATCCGCAATTCGGACAAAAATTAAGGCCTACATCCATGCGGAATCCGCAGTTTCCACAAGTGTAATAACAGTTATATCGCTTCATCTGGTGATATTTAGGCTTCTTGCCATCCAGTTTTGCAAATTCATATATTATTCGGTTAACTGCTGATTCAAAATGCTCTGGCTCTTCTTCCGGAAATTCCTCAGTCATTTTCTCTAACAGCTGTAAACATTCTTTTTTGCCTATCATCATGATTCATTTTTTCCTCCTGCTGTCTGCAGGATTTTTTTTCGTACCCGATCCCATTCTAGGAGTAATGTAATATCCAGATTCCTGCTTAACTTAATATCTTCCGGAATGATCCGATACTTCTTGTCCACAAGTGCAAAGTTTGCTGCTGCCTGGCAGACATTATCTCTTGCAATACCAAGCTTCTCTGTAACCTGTTTGGCTGTTAATAAATCCTCAAAGACTGCTTTCCCGTTCTGGTCTACTACCTTGTACAGGTTTACTCTTCTTTTCATTGATTTCCCCTATCTCTACCTGATCAAGATAATTCCGGCCGAATATCTTCATGAACTCCTTGTGGCTGTGCTGCCTTTCAAATTCTCTCTGGGCCATACGCTGTACTTCATGGCGGATCCGGGCATTGTTGTGAATAGCTTCCGGGCCATAAACGTGATGATCTCGACACAGGTATATTTTCAGGCCATTCTCTTCTGAATTTGTCCTATTAGGACCACTAAATACATGGTGTTCCTGAAGAGTGCTATGTTCAGACCAGTTATCATGAAGCATAATACACAGATAACACGTCCTGCTCTTCTTATCATGTAAAATACTTGGTGGATGATGTTTTTTTCTTTTTCTTACTTTTCGGTTTTGGAAATAACAATTTCTGCCCCTTTCCGGGGAGGTCAAGGCCTCCCCTTATGTATTTGTGATATATTTGGATTTTCGATAACACCCCTTATTTCTGTAATTCCTTCAGGAATTCAACCAGCTCTGTTTCTGAGTTTGGGAATTTATAATACCGTGCATGATATGTCCATTTCGGTATGCCGCCCTTGCACTCTGGTTCAGGTCCTCCAACAAGATGTAAGAATGCCGTTTCATGTTCTGGCATCCATTCTGTTCCTGGAAGAATATATTCTTCTGCAATCAAGCATGCGCCATTCTCAAAATCATACTTGTAGTATTTAACACCGATGTTTTTATCTTCGTACCACAAGCCCCAATCCTTGTAGTTTCTCAGCCATTCTTTTCTCTGATCATTATTTTTCATGACTGGCAATGCGGTGGCTTCGCCGGGATGGTCTGCGATTTTGTTGTAGACACCACAATCATGCTGCTTTTCGTCCGGTGTTTCTGCTACCAGTTGGCAGCGTTCTTCCAGCCATCCGCAGCGACTGTTACAATCATCCGGACACTGAGCACAGCATTTGTATTCCGTATCACAATAGGCTGCTGCACCGCATTTTCCCGAACCGCTCTTTCCAGTGATACATTTTGCCGGCCCCGGCATTTTGTTATCTTTCTTCTCCGGTGCGTCTATAGACACCATCTTGACCGGTTTCCGTTTCTTCCCGAACCTTTTTATCAGCTCGTGGGCCAGCTCATTCCAGGTGAAAGCGCATTCCATGTAACTTCCAGGATTGAACATGATCCCGGTTGAATTTGCCTGATAATTGAATTTACCATTCCTGATCCGGACATCCTGATACCGGACTTCAAGCAGATAGGTCGTTGCGTTGATATCACATGTAAGAACACGTTCTTTATCTCCTTTGTTCAGGGCTTCGAAAAAGCCTTCTATCTGCAGTTCCGGTGTGATTGGGATCTCGTTCTCCGGCGGCCGGTTCTGTCCGGTTGCTGTTTCAATCGTCATTTTTCCTGGCATGTATTCTGGATGCTGTTCAATGCTGTCTTGGCCGGGGATCTGATCATCTATCTGTTGCGCCGGCGCAATAACTTCTACTTCCGGAGGTTTCCTGATTGCACGAATTTCCTTTGCACTCATTTCCGGCTCAGCTTCTTCCATCTGTTCATCTGTCAGATACAACATTTCCTGCAGCTGGCTTTTGTTAAAATCCTTGTATTTATCATCCAGGATAGGGCTGTTTCCATCTTTGGAAAACTTGTCATTCATTGCCATCCAGCGACTGGCTGCTGACTTTTTGATTCCATACTGATCTTCCGCAAACTCCCAGATACTGTTATATCCACCATCCCGGAATAATTCCCGGTCCCGGATATACTTCATGTAATATCCGGCAGCAATAAAGCTTCTGGACATGGTTTTGATATTCGCTGAAAGAAGTTTCTTTACATCATTCAGTGGCATGTCCATTTCGTACCATTTACTTTCTACTACATCCATGATTTCTCCTTATTCCTCTACGTCACTTTCATTTGGCATCTGGAAAACAGCTTTCTTCAGGATCCCGGCTCGGGCAGACAGTAGTTGATCTCTTGTCATATTTTTAAATTCGTTTTCCTGTAAAGCAAGTGTGTATTCTACGACTTTTTCATCTTCATACGCTTCCTGGATCATATCCAGCACTTTAAAAGCTTTTTGGGCACTTGAGTATTCGCCTAATACAACTCTTATCTTTCCTGCACGAAATGTAAGCGTTCCGTCCCCTTCAGCGGATACTACACCATTTTCAATATTTACAATGTGCATTTTGTTCTTACTTCTGATTAACATTTTTCTTCTCCTCTACTGCAACCATCATAGTCTTCTAATGTACCTAAAAGGCTGGTTGCTTTCCTGCAGCGATAACAATCATCTCGTAATTTTGCTCTGTGTCTGCAATCTTTGCATAAGATGATCTTGCGATACTTCTTCATGATCTGATACGTTGAACTCTGATCAAAAGCATTGATCTTCTCATATTCTTCACGGATCTTGTCTGTGTACTGCTGTAATTTACAACGGCAGCAGTGCTGATCCATTTCTTCCTGTGTTACAGCACCTCTGTGGCAGCAGATCTCATCACAGACATAAGCCTTTAAGACTTCAAGAATACCGTCTATTCCTTCTTCTCCTGGCTTCATCTGCTCTCTGCATCCATTCAGGTTTTCCTTCGACTGGTTCACTGTCAAACCATATCCCTCCATTCTCATCCTGGTAATACGTAAATCGGATACCGGATTTAATAATCGTACCAACATATTTCATGTTGGCTGTGTTCTGGCCAGGTCTAAGGCTCCAGGCCTTACCCCATAATTCTTTTACGTCCAGCTTCATCACCTCCAGCGCCCTGCTTCAATAAACGCCTTTCGTAATCAGCAAAGTCATAGTCCCGCTGGTGGAAATTATTAAACCGGTTCTTGGAGGTCTCTTTCTTCTTTTGCTTATTCACCGGGTAAAATCCTTTCCAGCCATTCATGATAGATTTTTTGACCATGGCGATCCTTTCCTCCGGATCACTGGATAAGGAAAGGACTTCTTCTGCCAACAGTTGGATCTGCTCATCTGTCAGCTGATCGCCTTTATTCTGTCTTGATTTCAAAAACAGCAGGAAAATATCATTCAAAGAAGGATCTTCAAAGTATGTACCCGGCGGAGCCGTATATATATACTCTTCTTTCTTTTCCTTTCCTTTTGTGTCATTTTTCCTGGAATTATCATCTTTTTTCCTGGAATTATCGGGATTATTCTCGGAATTATTTAAAGAAGGGTGCACTTTAATAAAGGTCTCTGTTTCCTCCTCTGGAAGGAGCCAAAACCTTTCTACAGTGATCGGAGTTTTCAGTGCCCTGGCTTTTACCATTGCCTGATATCTCCTCTGTATTCCGGCAGAGGTCAAAACCTTGTCCGACTGGAAAAGTGTGTTATCAAACAGTGACCGTTCCAATAAGAAGTTCAAGACCTGCTTCACCTTGTTGCTTTCCATGTTCAGATCATCTGAAACAATGTACTCAAAATCTCTATCAATCTTTAAATAATATCCTGTCTTGTATATCTCACACAGGAGATACAAGTATAAGGTGATCCCGTCTGCTCCATACCGGGCTTTCAGGATCTTTACCTTTCTATCTGAGAAAAAATCCACATCCAGGCGAAAAAAGAGGTTTCCTTCCTGCCTTCGCCTTGCCATATGATTGTTCCTCCAGTTCTTCTATAGAGATTGCGTTGATACTGATATTTCACTTGTTTTTCTTTTTATTTCTCTATATAATAAGAACGTAATATTCGTGTATTACTACGTCCATCGGATCCCGCCGGAGCTGCACTCCCGGGATCCTTTCTTACTACCTTTTCTGATACTCTGTTCCAACTACAAACACAAATGCCACCTGCCAGAACAGTCCTGCCATTAAAAGCATTTCTGCCGAACTTCTCCACTGCCAGAATGGAAGGTTTGCAGCAGGAAGTGCGATAAAAAGTGATATGATTGCATCTCGTCTCATTTACTTCCACCTCTTATCTTCTCCAGCTCAGCTCTTATATTTTTTCCGCTGTACTCAGCCAGAAGCTTCTCCGATATGTTATATGTCCAGATCGAGGACATCTTAATTGCAGTCCCGATTGGAAGCTTTTCCTGCTGCATTGCAACCCTTACAAACTGTGGGGATGCATGCAGTATGGCTGCTGCTTCAACAGGTAATATCTTGCCTACTTCCATACTTCATTTTCCTTTCTTTATAAGATTTTCATAACTTTGTCGAACGCTTTTCCTTGCAGTTATGCCAAGATTCTCCTATCCTGTATATACAGGGTACTGAGAATACCCGAGTACATACAGAAAGGAGAACTATATGAAATTTGAATTTAATTCTGATGGCTTTGACGGTCTGTTGGATGATTTGAAAACATTTGAGCTTAACTGTCCTGAATGCAATCATTCCATTGAAGTATCACTTGACGATATTGGCAGTATCATCAAGTGCCCTCAATGTGGTATAGACATCAAACTAGAGTCAGAATAACTTTCCTTTCAGCTCAGCAAGCTCCTCAACAGTTTTGCTGAGCTGTTTCATTTCTTTTCTTAATTTCTTCACTCTTTTCAGAGTTTTCTTATATCCTGTCACTTTTACTTTAACAGTACGTGTCTCTGATTCTTTTATTTATCTCACCTCTTATCCAGTCTTACTGGCCTGCACTTGACTTTTCTTAGTTTCTTTCCTATTCTTGTATCACAGGTACTGGCATACCTAAATCTATAGAAAGGAGACGTTTTATGTTTCAACAAGAAAAAGAATATTTAGAAGATGCCTACTCTTATTACCAAAAAACCGGTGAACGTTCAATGCAGTATGAATTTTCAAAGGATAACCGTGAAAAACAACTTACCATCCGTTGTTTAGATGCTTTGTGTGATGACGGATATATTCAATACGAATATCGAGCAACTGGTTTTTGTGGAATTAAGCTCACTCCTAAAGGTATTCACTTCGTAGAAAACGGCTTTCAAGATGATACTGTCCCTTCTATTTCAGGAAATAACAATATTTTTGTTACTGGTTCAGGAAACACAATATCCAACAACTACAATCAACTCATTGCTGATGTACAGAATTCAGAACTTGATCCCGAAATAAAAGAAGTATTGGAAACTCTTTTATATGAACTCAAAAATCCTGCTTTATCTGAAAAAAAGAAAGAATCAAAAATAAAAGATTTTTTATCAGAAATTTCTTCCGATGCTTTATCTGACACTGCTTCATCCACCTTATCTACTTTACTTATGTTTCTTTTTAAGAAAATAATTTTTTAATCTAATCAGCCAGTATTCCAATGTTTCTTTAACGGTACTGGCTGTTATCTTATAAGTAATTGGTGTACTGAAATTGCCATGATCACTTTCTTTCTGCTTTGTAACATATACACGCCATTTTCCAGATAACCGTTTTTGAATGGAAACAAAATATCTGTTTTCATTATCTGTAAACTGAATTTTGGTTTCTTTTATCTCCGATCACCTCCTCCCTTCAAATAAATGATTACTTGACTTTTCCCCATTTCTTTCCTATTCTTGTATCACAGGTACTGGCATACCTGTTGAATAAGGAGGTTTCAATGAAAAACAATCAAAAAAATACACTTTTTTTAAGCTCAGCACTTCAAGATTCTTTAAATAGAATTTCGCATATGTATGATGGTTACTTACAAACTATTTTTTCTTCTGACTCTATAACATCTCAAATTGGCCAGCTTCAAGAAGAAATGGTTAAATCCTATAAGCACTTTTTTCAGTTATATACACCGAGTATAATTTCTTCACTTACTAATTCGCTTTCCATAATGTCAGAAGCTATGACAGCGGCTGTCCGAGATAATATAACAACCAATATGTACAACAATTTAAGTGAATCTCTGAAAACTATGATTTCGCTTCAAAGTCTTCAGCAACAGCTTATTGATATTGCCCCTGAACCATCTTTTGACCGCCCAGACAATCTCAATAATTTACCTGAAGATGATTTTGTAATTGTTGATGAATCCGCTGTTAAAATATACGAATTTCCCGATTGCATATATATTCCCATTGGAAACAGTAGAATAAAAATGCCTACTTCTATTTTGCTGACTCTTATAAACCTAATTATTTCGACAATCCTCACAATCTCTATTGCTGTTGTTCAGTTCAATTCATCACAAGAAGATCAGATTAAACAAACGCAAATTGAAGAAACCCAAATTGAGCTCCAACGTGCCCAAAATGAAATACTGCAACAACTCCTTCACAACATAGATACTTCTTCTTCCAGTGAAGCCGAAGCGATCAAAGAGTTGCAAAAAACTGTTGAAGAGCAGAATAAACAGTATTCACAGAATCAAGACACATGCTTATCTGTTGAAGAAGATAATGATAATTCCAAATTGACCAAAGACACTGATACCCCAAAATAAGCAGCAATGCAATCATCAATACCTGCGTAAACATTAAACTAATTTTTAACCTGTTTATCTGCTTACGCAGGTTTACAATTTCTTCTTTTGATGTATCCATCACTTCTCACCTCCTCCCTTCAAATGAATGATTACTTGTCGTTTTCAGTTGCAAATAAGTAATCCAATGTCTTATCTGGGAAAGCTTTTCTCTTAATTGCCATCATTTCACTCAGCTTAAATTCTGTAACACCTCTGAGTTTCAATTTTAAAGATTCATAGTTTATAGCCGTAATCTCAGATAACTTCTTAATGGTTAATTTGGCTCTTCCCATTTCGGCATTTAAGTTAAAAAACATTTTCTCCTCCTTTCTGTTACCCTGTAAGGTAACTTTGATTATAGATTATACGTTGCAGGGTAGTTTGTCAACCCATAAAATACATTTTTTTACTTTGCAGGGTATTTTTTTACTTTACAAAGTTATTTTTATATGTATAATAGAATTTAACAGGAGGTATTAGATATGTCATTCACTGATAAGTTAGATGAATTAATGGCTGAAAAGGGAATCAATAAGTCTATCCTTTCAAAAGAAGCCGGTATTCCATATACTACAATCGCCGGTTTTTATACAAAAGGAACTGATAATATAAAACTTTCTACATTAAAAAAACTTTCTGCATATCTTGGCTGTACCATTGACTATCTGGCAGATGATTCTCATGGACAACCTACTACTCTCGCTGCTCACTTCGATAGCGAGGAATATACAGAAGATGAATTGAATGAAATCCGTCAGTTCGCAGAATTTGTAAAAGGTAAAAGAAAATAATATCTGTGCTTTACAGTACTGTGAGTAAAAAATGAAACGGGAATAATTGGCAGATCTGCCAGATATGTTTTGACAATATAATATACTTACCCAGGCAACTGGAAGGATGCGGTACCACTCCGTTTCTGAGTCTTGCAGAAAGGAGTGGGGCTTATGAGTACATATGAAGAATTTATGATTATCCTAAATGTAGGACTTTTAATCGTAGCCATTCTGAATCTGAACAATAAGAAATAGCATCCCCGCTCTGGTAAAGTAGGATGCTATTTCTATAACTCTTATAACGCCAGAAACGGATAGGTTTCAGCTATCGTTCCAGCTGTCTTGTTAAGTATATTATAAGTCACTTAAAAATATTTGTCAATTTCAATATACACGAGCGGGAGGTTTTGAATTGAATACATACGAAAAATTACTAGATACCGCCTGCAGGGACGGTATAGATGTTATAGATTATCCATTTGAAACTGAAAGAATAAAGGGGTTATATTGTGATGGAACTGTAGCTATCAGAAAAGGAATTAAAACTCAGGCAGAAAAGTCCTGTATTCTGGCTGAGGAACTTGGCCACCACTATACTACCACAGGTAATATTCTGGATCAGTCAACTGATGTCATGAACCGAAAGCAGGAATACCGGGCCAGACTTTATGGCTATAATCTTCGAGTAGGGCTGATCGGGATCATCAATGCTTATGAATCTCGCTGCCGGAGTCTTCATGAGATGGCAGAATATCTGGATGTACCGGAGAATTATCTTACCGAAGTAATAGACTGTTACCGTTCCAAGTACGGACAGTATGTTGCTATGGACAATTATATAATCTATTTTATTCCGCAGTTGGCTGTAATAAAAATTAATACTTTATAATCTGAACAAGGGATTTTCCATAATGAATATCGTATTATTTATGGATATTATATTTTAAAGGGAGGATATTATGAAAAAGAAGTTTTTAGCAATTTTGCTTACCACTATTTTTGTTTTTTCTCCGTCCGTAGCTGTTTTTGCAGATACAAAAGACGACAAAATCGCTGCCTTGCAGAAGCAGGTTGATGATTTACAAAAGCAAGTCGATGACCTTACTTCCAAATTAAAAAAATATCAGTCTGATGATACTAAGAATAATAATATGGAAGACTATTTACTTAAAAAGAATGTTCTTTCTGGCAAACGTATTGAAATGGCCGCTGATATGGTTGGTGCCATATCTGGTTTTAAATATGGTGATGCTGAAATTTACGAATACGATATGTCTTCTACCCAATATAAAGAATTAGTTTCTGGAGATGCCATTTCAGTTGAAGGCATTGATGGTTATACAATAAATGCTTTAGCTATAAACGGAAAATACGTTCTGATGGGTGAAGCTTCTGAAGATCTTATACAAGCTTTTAATGATTATAAATAAAGTAAAAGGAGTCACATATGACAATCGGATTTGATATTTTAACTGGAGAAAAAATAAGTTTTACTCATGATCGACAGTACAAGGGAAAAAATGTTATCTCTTTTCCAGATGATTACTGTGTCATTGATATCGAAACAACAGGACTTTCGCCTGATTGGGATAGTATTATTGAAATCGCTGCTGCAAAATTTCATAAAGGAAATCTTGTCGATACTTTCACTTCTCTTATAAAACCAGATGATTTTACCACCGATGAATCTTTTTTGGATGACTTTATCGTTAATCTTACCGGAATAACTGATGAAATGTTATCAAAAGCAGATTCTACCGCATTGGTACTATCAAAATTTTATTCCTTTATTGGAAATTCCATTCTTGTAGGACATAACGTTAATTTTGATATTAATTTTCTATATGACAATTGTGAACACGTTATCCACAAGTATTTATCTAATGACTTCATCGACACTATGAGACTTTCTAGACGTATACATAAGGAACTTAACCATCATAAATTATCTGATTTAGTTCAATACTATAATCTCAGTTATGAAAATGCACATAGAGCCTTAAGTGATGTAGAAATAACTTCTAAATGCTATATATGTCTCGTTAATGAAATTATAGAAAAATATGAATCATTAGAAGCATTTAGCAAAGCATGTAGACGTTCCAGAAGTGGTGTTAGAGCAGATGACATCAGCACTTCTAAAACTGATTTTGATACATCTAATTTGTTATATGGAAAAGTATGCGTATTTACCGGAACACTTGAAAAAATGGTACGCAAGGAAGCAATGCAAATCGTTGCTGATCTTGGTGGAAAAAATGCCGACAGCGTAACCAAAAAAACTAATTATCTCATTTTAGGTAATAATGATTATTGTAAATCCATCAAAGACGGAAAAAGCTCCAAACAGAAAAAAGCTGAAAAGTTAAAGCTTGATGGATATGATATAGAGATTATTCCCGAAAATGTTTTTTATGATATAATTTCCGAAAATTAATATTAAAAACCGCCCCAGTACGCCAATACCGGGACGGTGGTGGATCTCCGAAGAGATACCTCATTTTGCAAAATTATTGTATCATCTTCGGAGCAGCCTTGCAAGCGAAACACTCGTTCGCTGGCTGTTATTTTTGTACCCATTTTTACAAGGAGGATGATATTTATGAAGTTACCAAATGGTTTCGGATCTGTTTATAAACTTCCCGGAAAGAGACGTAAACCCTGGGCAGCCAGTAAAACAACCGGATGGGAAATCGACACCAAAACCAATCAGGCAAAACAAGTCAAAAAAGCTATTGGATACTTTAGCACCAGAAAAGAAGCTTTGGAAGCTCTTACCCGATATAACGAAAATCCCTACGATTTATTTGCCAAAGAACCCACTTTTAGTGATGTGTACGAAGCATGGTCTGATGTACATTTCCCTACCCTGGGTGGTCCTTCCAGTGTCCGTACTATTACTTCTGCATATAAGCACTGTGCTCCACTATACAATATCAAAATGAAAGATATCCGGGTCGAGCATCTGGAAAAAACTATTCGTAATGCTCAGGTCGGTGACAGCACAAAAGCACGAATGAAAAGCCTATTCAATCTTATGTACCGATATGCCATGAAACATGAAATTGTAACTAAAGACTATGCCCAGCTCTGTGATGGTGTGCAGCAGCCTAAGCCTAAAATCATCCGTGTTCCTTTTTCTGATCAGGAAATATTGTCTCTCTGGTCCCATCTTGAAATTCCTTTTGCAGATATGGTTCTGATCGGAATATATTCTGGCTGGCGGCCGCAGGAACTGGCTGTCCTGAAAATTGCAGATATTGACTTTGAAAATATGACTTTTATCGGTGGACTGAAAACAGATGCCGGAAAGAATCGTACCGTTCCTATTCACCCACAGATCATGGATCTGGTTCGCCGCAATTACAATCAGGCCACTTCTATGCACAGCGAATATCTTTTCAATGATCCGGATGGGCAGCAGGGAACTCATCTTACATATGACAAATACAGAAACCGTTTCAAAAAGGTTATGTCACGCCTGAATATGACCCACAAGCCTCACGACACCCGGCACACCTTTATTACCAAGGCAAAGGAATCCAACATAAACGAATATGTCCTAAAGTTAATCGTTGGTCATGAAATCCAGGATATCACAGAAAAAGTATACACTCACAGGACCATCGAAGACCTGCGTACAGCTATGAATATGATCACCTGGCCAGAGATCCCCAGCGAATAA